CATTTAGCCTTTTCATCAGCGTCTAATTCTCTGGTGAATCCTTCAGCATCATATCCGGAATGGAGTACTCGGCCGTCAAGGGTTACCCTGTCCAGGTTTTTGGTGTGTGACTTCATGGTCATGACACTGGCTTCGCTGAGTATTGCCTGGTCCCTGGTGGCTACTCTTATGAATCTTCCAGCCTGTTCGGGATTTAATATGGCTTTGTTAAAGGTTTGCACGGCTAGTACTGATGCTTTATTACTTACTATATCAGATAGTGCTTTGTGTGCTACTAACATATTATCATCTCCTCCTTATTTTTTTCTCCTCTTTTAGGGGTCTGCCTTTCAGGTCACGACCTGCGTATTCCTCAATGGATTTGTAGGCAGTCTCTTTTTTGCCGTCGTCATGGTTTTTGATGGCTTTAGATTTGCCTTCTTTGTCTTCTTTTTCTTTGGATTTCTTTGCAGACTTCTCGGTAGTGATTTCGTCTCCACATTTACTGCAGAACTTATCATCCTCACCGAGTTCATGGTCGCATTCATTGCACTTTATGGCTTCAGGGGGCTCTTTGGTTGCCTCCTTAAACTTCTCGACTAAATCGTCTCCGAAGTCTTCCAGGTCGGATTTAGTCACATATTCATCATTCTTTTTGTCTTCTTCGCTTTTAGTCACATTATCGCCTCCATTATCTGGCTCTTTGGGACTTATCAGGCTATCGATGATGTCCCGGGCCTTTTCAAGTATACTTTTATTCTGTTTAGAAATTGACACACCATACTTCACCGCAGACTTACCCACACTACATGAATTATCGATGCAGGGGTGAGTCGTAAGACTCAAAGTGTAAACTACACCATCAGGTACGTCTCTCATTAATGTCCTGCCTTTTTGGGCTGCAAGTGCCATGGCTCTTTGTCTTGTTATTGTCGTTGGGCTGTACGCTATCTGGCCCTTCTCTGCCTTCACCATCAATTCAGGGTCGGTTATCTTGCTTTTAACAACCCACGTACCTTTTGGGTATTCACGCTCTTCACCATAGACATTAGTCATCTTAGTTGCTCCAGGGAGCAAATAGTCTTCAACAGGTTCTCCGGTGCTTTTTCCGTTTTGTAGGAATGTGTGCTCTTCGTCTATGATTCCACCGTGTTCGTGGTAGGTTTCCCTGAATTTACGGACTTCATCTTCTGTAAAGATTTCCCCGTCACAATCAGGTTCATCGGGTATCATTGCGGTGCCTGTGAAGAGTACGTGGTCTTTGTGTTTTTCTACGATGAAAGCCGGGGCTAAGGGTTCAGTTTTGTTTTTTGTTATAATTTCACCTCCAATTGGGTTAATTTTTTGATTTAAAATAAGAATTAATTGTTTTATTAATAAACAAGGAATAATAAAGGATAAAAAGATGAATTAAAGCTTTTTGTAAAACTTCTGAAGCTGATTATGTAAATTCCGGTTCATACCTTTAAAAGCCCTTAATTCATTTTTAAGCCGTAAATTCTCCAAAACCGTGCTAACCAAGAAAAAGACTAAAACGACAATAACAATTAAACAAATAACAAGATACAAAATACAATCACCTTCCTTTTTTAACTATTTTATTGAATTCTCCAGTCTTAATACGGTTATAGGCTATTTTAGAAGTTCGCGGAATGTAAAGGAATTCATGGGGATCACCATACCACATCTATTGTCATTCCAGGAATAGGGATAATATCTGATTCTTTAAAAGTAACCATACTTGGGGGAGCCATAAAGCCAAGAGGCATTAAATAAGGTACATTGGTACATCGGCAATTAATCCATTCCTTAATTGAACCTGTGCGGTCTCCCGGGTGCATCAGTCCATTACTGAATTTTGATCCCACCTTGGTTATCTGGCCATGGATCTCTTTATGAGAATCTCGGACTCTTGCATCCTGGCCAGTCCACCACTGATGATAATTTATATCATAATCAATTAGTGTTTCAAAATTACCCATATTCTGGGCGCTGTTTATTTCGGTTCGGGCTATGCGGTTCGCTTCAAAGCCTTTAAGCTTGGTAAATTCTTTATTAAGGTTTCGACCAACATCTTTAATACCAAGTCCTTCCTGGTAACCCTGGGCTAATATGCCTGTGATGTTTTGCCGGACCCGTTCCAAGGTATACTGTGAGGCGACAAAAGTCTGCCTTTTGAGGTTGGTGTAGATCCGGGGTGAAAAATCAAATAAACGGTACTGTTTACTACGGTTTAACTGTAAATTAATTAAATCCAACGTAGATATACGGCCATTCCTGAGTGCCTTAGTGTTTTCATAAAGAATCGTGTCATTATATTTTGTTTCAATCTTATACCAGGGCTCTAATATCTCCCGTGCCTGGAAGCTTAGGATGTCAGGATCACCATACAAAGCCAGGAACTTCTTAAGAGTAGCCTTCTCAGCAGCTGTGAAAATATGTTGCAGTTTACTGGCTAGTGCTTTTTCGGCTGCTAATCGTAGCTCGTATTCGGTCTGCAATCCGGTTAAAAGCGTTCTTCCTTGCTGTACTTTCAAGGCTATCTGGCTCTTTGTCAACATCATTAAGCTCTCCTATAAGTTCATCCTCTAGGCCATCCAGCACTGAGTCAGTGCCTGGTGGATCTGTACTGTTACTCCCACTCCAAACATTATCGAGAGGAACACCATGCAAGTAAAACTCATCCAAATAAGGATTATCACTCTCTTTTAATCCGAAACGCTCACCAAAATGATTACGAAGTTCATTTGGGGTTATAGACGCCCGGTCGAATAAGTCCTTGGCGATGGTCATATCTGCAGCTGCATCTCTGACATCGATTTCATTCATCTCAAACTTGAAGGGTGTTCCTGGGAAGACTTCTTCAATCAACTGTTGGATGTCAGTTTCGTCATCGGTCTGTATGGGTTCAACTATGCTGTTTTTATATATCTCGGTGCTGTCTCGGCTGTTGCTGCCCCCTAGTCTGCCTGTTTCATTGATCCCTAGACGGTAAGGCGGTACCCTGTGGGCTGCTATTACTTCATCCCTGTTATCTTTTCGATAAAGACGGAAAGAAGCTTCTTTTGTTTCAACAGAGAGCGGCTGTAATTTGATTTCCACATTTCCTTCTTCTCCCTCACTCGGGACTAATATAGTAACTGCAGAGTGTGGGTTTTTCATTACCTCTTTAATCTGCTTAGAAATCTTGTATCGTAGGGTTTCAGTCTCATCATAACCCTCATCACCAGGTTCTTTATCATAATCCTCAAAATCACCACTAACAGTTACAGCAAAGGCAGGCATACCATAATTCTTAAAAAATGCCGTGTTAAAAATAGACCGACTAGTGTCACCATGTATTGCAGGGATTGCAGGTACGATCTTTGCTAATCCATAGTATTTGCTTTTAGGGGTGTAGTCCATCTGCCATAATAGTTCATTGGCCCTCTCATCCTTCCTTAGGCTGTTGTAAGGGCATATTTCACCGGTCTCGCAGTGGACATCAACAAGTTTGCTGCCCACCTTATTTTTACCATAAATAACAAACCAAACCTCTTTTAACCCTATCTTCTGTTTAACCCGGAAACCGTCCCGATGACGACGTAGATGTTGACTTGGTAAATGGTCTAATCTTTGTGCTGGGCTTTTGCTTCGTCCCTGTCTGATTATCTCTAGGGCACCGTAGCCCACGCCCCGGCGGTCATAGGTCCTCTGATAAAAGAGTTTATTAAGGTTAGGTGATAATCCTTCAACGAATGTTTTTACCCTTTTCTTTGCGCCTTCACTTCCAGTCTGATCTGCCTTGTTGTTGATTGTCCAACCGTTCCCGGCACTATCACGGGCCACTACATCCACGCACTGAGCATGGTATGTGTTCACTTCAAGAAGTTCTAGTAGGTGGTGAGGATCATAGAGTGGTTCGTAGAATTCTTTATAGTCCCATCCTTCACCCTCGATCTGTTTACTACCCTCTTCGCTTTTAATAGCGTATCGGTTGAGAGCGGATGCTTTGATTAAGTCCCAGTCTCCGTCGCTTTTTGTAACGATAAATGCGTCTGGACTCTTTTTACTCATACTTTAACCTTCCTTCTTGGTCGTTCCCAATGCCTAGCAGATCCTGTAAGTGTATCAGTGATGTTATCTTCTCCACCTTCTTCTCCTGTGAATTCAATTAATTCGTAAATAATAAGCTTAATTTCCTTAACTGATAGTTTATCTGTGTCAAATTCTAACCGCCCTGTTTCTGCCATGACTTCAAGGTCAAAGGATCGGTCTAATTTACTATCGGTTACTTTGTCGGGTTTGATTCGGGGGTAGCCTTTTTGTTTTTTGCTTCGACGGAATTTCTTTATTAACAGTTTCGCCATTGACCCTGGTTCCTGTTCCACGATCCTTTTACAGCTTTTGCCGTCTTTGATTGTCACGGTGTCAAACCGGTTAAGTACCTGACTTGATGAGTATTTGCCATGGACTAAACCCCGTACAACCATTTTATTGATGCCTTCCTCGTTAGTGTAATATCCTGTCTTCGTAGCTGCAAGATTATCACCATCTTCACCACTGGCAGCGAAATCCCAATACCTGAGTTCATTAAGAGGGTCTGGTAACTTTTGAGAATTAGTTAGAATACTGCCAAGGATTTCTCCTCTTTCATCCAGGAACCATTCACGTTTAAAGATTTTTCCTTCACGTTCACGTGGATTGCCCTGGTATATGGCTTCAAATCTGAAACTGCCCATGGCTTTTTGGATCTTCGCAAGGTCATCTTCATCTTTAATCGGCCTACATAATGCCTCACCTGGGGCCCGGCCAAGGATGTCGTTTTCCTCTGCCAGTGCGGGTAGGTTGAGGACCACCCATGTTCCATGTTCGATGCTGCCTCCACCCCTGAGTATCTT